ATTATTATGTAAGTTTTAAAAATAATGATTCGTTATATTATTATTTTTTTACAGTACATGATTTAGAAGAAGTAAAAGAAATCCTAGACGCAGAGGAAAAAGAATATTTAAGTAATGTAATTAAACCATTTAAACATAAAGTTAGAGGAATTAGAAAGAATGAAATTTGTAATAGTGAAGATAATCAAAAAGAAGAATATATAATAATTTACATTAAAAATGATTATCCGATAAATTTGCCAAATTTTAAAAAGAACACAATGTATAAAAATATGGAAATCAATAAAAAGTACACATTAGAAGAATTAGGATTATAAAAATTAATAGATCGTAAAAAAGGGAAATAAGAAAAAATGGAACAGAAAGAAATTAATAATATTAAAGAGCCATATATAAATAGCGAAACAGGAATAGCATTAGGAAACTGGATAAAAGATACAATAGAGAATTGGGTTAAACGAAATCCAGATAAAATATCAGAAAATGCGCTAAATGAGTTAATACAACAACAAACAAAATTTTTAAAAAAATTAGGAGGTACATATGGGAAAGAGAAAAGAATTAACAAAGGAAGAAAAAGAAAAAATTGAAATAGCTAAGCAAGAGCTAAAAGATTATAGAGAAAATATTAAGTATATAGAAGAAAAAATGAACGATACAGAAGAATTAAAGACAAAATTAGAAAAAATTACTACTACATTATCTATAACAAAAACAAATACAAGTAATACAGAGACAGATAAATTTGCAGATGGAATAAACAGACTAGAAGACTTAAAAATAGATTGCAACAAAAAAATGGAAGATTTAATAGTTAAAAAATTTGCAATAGATCAAAAAATAGAAACTTTAAAACAGCCATATAGAAATATATTGTTTTTTAGATATACCAGAGGAAAAAGTTGGGAAAAGGTAGCAGAAGACTTGGGATATACAAAGGATTACACCTGTGAGTTACACGGGAAGGCACTATATTTATATTCAAAAATTTAAAAAACCCATAAAAACCCATAGAATCCCACATAAAAAATGTGATATAAATATAATAGCAAATCTATAAAAGATTGCAGAATAAAAAAATAGGACGTTGAATTATCCACATAACAACCTAAAGAAAGAATTAGTTATATAACATAGCTAGTTCTTTTTTATTTATTAATAATATCAATATACTAGGCAATTGATATATAATTTTCCATATATGTTCAAAAAATGTATTTAAATGCAAAATAAGACAATCCTAGTTAAGTCTTAAAAATATAGTAAACAATAATATAACATAGAATCTAACATATCCTATAATTATATTATTGTTTAGTGTTTTTTTAGAAAGGTGTGTAGTTTATGGAAAAAAAATTAAAAGAATTTAAAGAAAAGAACTGTAAGAATTGCAATAAGAACATAGACTGTAAAATAATAAAAAATATAGAAGGAGAATTAGTATGCGTGCAAGAAAACTAATCTACAACGATAAATTAATAACAGAGCAGTACACAGCACAAGAAAAAGCAGAGCATAGAGAAAAATTAAATAATATAAAAGAACAGTTACCTACAAGTTGTAGAAATTGTTCTTTTTTAATTATAACAAGCCTAAAAGACAAAAAAGTTTATTGCCCGTATCTAATTAAAGATGAATGTTTAAGAGGCGGAAACTAACATAGATAAGTTACAGATAGAAACAATCAATATAGGAGCTATAATACCATATAAAAACAACGCAAAGAAGCATCCTCAAAAGCAAATAGATAAAATAAAAGAATAAAGAATATGAGCAAATAAGTAGAAACAAAATAAAATCTAAAAGATAAAAAAGCTTGGACTAAGTAGAAAAAGTAAGAAGGTGAATTAAATGGCAAATGAACAAAATTTAAGACCTCCAACCTCGGAAGAAGCACGAGAACGAGGCAGAAAAGGTGGAAAAGCAAGTGGAAAGAAAAGACAACAAAATAAAACATTTAAAGAAATAATAAGCAAGTTTTTAGATGGGCAAGTGTCAGATGAAAGATTAAAACAGCAGATGATAGAATTTGGATTTGCAGATAAAGAGGTAAGTAATAAAAGTTGTGCAGTATTTGCGTTATGGAAAGAAGCAATAAAAGGCAATACAAAAGCATTTGAATTGTTAAGAGATACAATAGGTGAAAAACCACAAGACAAATTGAATATATCTGGAGAAGTTAATAATCCATTTTCAGGAATGACAACAGAAGAGTTGAGAAAGATATTAAATGAATAACAGTCTAAGAGAAGAATTAAAAAAACAAGCACGTTTGGAATTAGCCAGACGTGATTTTTTTGAATACTGTAAATTAACTGCACCAGATTTTTATAAAGATGATAGACAATTCTTAAAAAATATGTGTAATGAATTACAAGACTTTTACGAAAGTGATGATAGAATTTGTGTAATAAACATGCCACCAAGGCATGGAAAGTCAAGAACAGCTGGCAAACTTGTTGAGTGGGTATTTGGAAATAATAACAAAGAAAAAGTGATGACTGGATCATACAATGAAATATTATCAACTACATTTGCAAAATCAGTAAGAGACACAATAGCATCGGAAAAGACAGAAGGAATAATAGTGTATAATGACATATTTTCTAATACAAAAATTAAATTTGGCGAATCTAGTGCAAATAAATGGGCATTAGAAGGAAGTGGACAAGCCAATTATTTAGCAACATCACCAAAAGGAACTGCAACTGGATTTGGTTGTACCCTAATGATAATAGATGACTTAATAAAGAATGTTGAAGAAGCATACAATGAAAATGTTTTGCAAAAACAAATAGACTGGTTTAATAATACAATGTTATCAAGAACAGAAACAGGATTTAAGTTAATAATTATTATGACTAGATGGTCTAGCAATGATTTAGCAGGGTATATACTAGAAAATTATGATAATGTAAAACATATAAATTATAAAGCAGTTCGAGAAGATGGCTCAATGTTATGTGAAGCAATATTAAATAAAGAAGATTATAAATTAAAAACTAAAAATATGAACAAAGATATTATATATGCTAACTATCAGCAAGAGCCAATAGATGTTAAAAATAGATTATATACAGCATTTAAAACATATGAAAAATTACCACCAGCACATTATATTATGAATTATACAGATACTGCTGATGAAGGTGATGATTATTTATGTTCAATAGATTATCAAATGTATAATGAGGAATATTACATATTAGATGTTATTTATACGCAAGAGGCAATGGAAATAACAGAACCAGCAGTAGCAGAGATGATGACAAAAGATAATGTAGGAAATTCAAATATTGAAAGTAACAATGGTGGCAGAGGATTTGCAAGAAATGTAATAAAAAATTTAAGAAATTTAGGCAATAGGCATACAAATGTTAGATGGTTTCATCAGGGAGACAATAAAATTGCAAGAATATTAAGCAATTCAACAGGAGTAATGAACAATGTGTATTTTCCTATTAATTGGGAAGACAAATGGCCAGAGTTTGCAAAGCATTTAAAACATTATGTAAGAACTGGGAAAAATGAACATGATGATGCAGAAGATTGTTTGACTGGTGTATATGAAAATCCAAAACCTAAAAATACAAATATGGCAATGACTAATAAATCATTTATAAAAATGTAACATCTACTAAGTAGGTGTTTTTTTGATTGGAGGAAATAATGTTAAGATATAGCAAAGAAAAATTAGCAGAAGAAAGAAGTATAACAGATATATATTTTAAAGCACAACGAGAATTAGATGTAAGAAAAGAACTATATGAGAAGTTCAGAAGAAAACTAACAGACGAAGAATTAGCAAGCTTAGATGATGAAGATATAAAAGTACCACTAGAAAGATATATATCAATAATGTCTGCTGGTTATTTCGGAGGAAAAGCACCAACTTATAAAGTAAAAGCTTTTAATGCAGACAAAGATAAGATAATAAAAGAATTATTTAACCATAATACTAACGATGAACAGGAAATAAAAGAAATAGAAGAACTAATAAAACATATAGTGGATTATAATAATGATGGCTCACATTTCTTACATCTGGTATTAGATTATTTGGTAAAAAGAGCATGTTACGAAATATATTATAAAGATGAAATTACAGGAGAAATAACAATAACAAGAAGTGACGCATTAGAAACAGTTGCAATATGGGATTATTCATTACCAAAAAAATTAATAGGTATATATAGAATAATTCGTACATATATGGCAAACGGTGAATATCAGCAAATAATAGAATTAACAACAGCAGATGGAAAAAGATATTATTACGACACACCTAAAAAAAGAAAAATGTTCGGTACACCAGCCTATGAACAAAACTATAAAGATGAGCCTTTATTTAAAGAAAATATAGAAGAAAAACAACCTAAAAAATGGGATGATGATATACCAGCAACGGCAATAGAAAACTGTGATGGAATGGCAATATTTGAACCTGTAATAAGCCTAATAAGAGCGTATGAAAGATGTATTCAAAACTCAAGAAATGTATTCAAATATAATGATGAAGCAATATTGAAGGTTATAGGATATCAGCCAGAGAATCCGTTAATTATACAAAATGAAAAAGGGGAAGATATTATAAATCCTGCAAGAGAAAAAGAAGATGAGTATGTATTAACAAGTAGAGTAAGATATTTAGATGGAAGTAAAGAAGTAAATAGTGATATTGCTTGGGTTGAAAAAAATGTAAATGATACAGCATTACAAAATCATAAAAAGACTTTAATGGATATTATATGTCTTTGCTCATTTTGCCCTAATATGACTGATTTAGGATTTACACAAGCAGATAACAACAGTGCATTAGAAAAGAAATTTTTTGGTTTACAACAATATGTATCGACTTTTGAAGGTGATTTTCTTGAAGGATTTAAAAGAAGATGGAGAATAATATTAGAAAAATTCAACAAAGAAAAAAGTAAAACATATGATTTCAGAGATATTGAAATAAAACTAAATAGAAACTTACCTTCTGATACTGCAACAATGATTACAAATGCAATGAAAATAAGAGGATTAGTCAGTGACGATACAGTTATAAACTTATTAGGACTTGATTTAGATAGTACAAGTGAATTAGCTAAGATGGATTTACAGAATGAAGAGAATATTCAAAAGAATTTAGAGCAAATGCAAATGATGGGACAAGCAGGAGTAAAGCAAAACAATCAACAAGAAGAAAACAAAGATGACAAAGTAACAGATTTGACAGACCAACAAAAAGCACAAAAACTAACTGCAGACAATAAAAAAGAACAAACAAAAGTAGTTAATAAGCAAATCAATAAAGAATAGAGGAATATAAATGAAATATAGAAAAATTCCAATAGAAATAGAAGCATTTAGATTAGGAATAGATTTTATTCCAGACTGGTTTATGGATAAAGTATCAAGTAATGAAATTATATTACATGGAAAATCAACAGGTTTTCAACATTATGATGATACTAATGCCGATATACAAACATTAGAAGGAGTTATGCATGCGAATTACGGAGATTATATAATAAAAGGAATACAAGGTGAGATATATCCATGTAAACCAGAAATATTTAAGAATACTTATGAAAGGGTTTAATATGAACATATGGAATTATCACGATACAAAAATGCAAGAATTAAAACAACTATATAATAAAATATCAAAACAAACACAGAACAGACTTCAGGAAATCTTTGATACATTTAATTTTACAACCGAAAACATCTATAATATTGCAGATAATAAGACTAAAAAAAGAATAAATACATATATAGAACAATGGAAAGAACAAGGCTTATTAAAGAATAATAATTACTTTACTGTATTAGCAAACAATATTTATAAAAGAACAAGAGTAAAAAATAGTGAAATATTAGAATTACTTATTTATAGTGCATATATAGAAGAGCAAAACAAACTTGAAGAACAAGAAACACAAATAATGTATGAAGATGCCAATTATTATTACGAACAGGGTCAACAAGAGGTAAACAAAAAGAAAAAGCCATCAATATTAACGATGGCTTTATTCCTTGCATTGTTAGATCAACCAAACTATAGTGGCTTTAATTTAAAACAATACATTGAGATAATAATCAAGTATAATACAGAACAATTGTACAAACAAGTAATTTATGATATAATGCAACAAAAAGACCTAGAAATCGATTCTAGTGAATTTCAAACGATAATAAATAGGCAAAATAATCAAAAACTCAATATAAATAATGATAAAATATCAGGTTATATGGACATGACCTTAATTGGTTTAAATAATCTATCAAAAGTAGAAGGAATAAAATCAGTTGCAGAAGACAATGCAAAGGTTAAATTCATTGCAGTAGAGGATTCAGTCACCACAAAAATGTGCCAAAGCTTAGATGGACAAGAATTTTATATTAATAAAGAAAATGTGTTCGATAGATATTGGCGGAGAAACACAAAAAGAATTAACAATGCAAAGAATACGATGTCAAGGACTTGTTTTAGGATTAAATCTCCCAACAATAATGCATCATTATCATCATTGCAGAAGCTATATTGTGTATTTACCACCAGTTGCAAAACAAGAAAAAACGGAGTATAACAATGTTGATTATATAAGAAAAAATAACTATACTAATAGTAAGAATCTAGATAGAAATATAAAGAAAGCAATAAACAAGTTGCCAGAGAAAATTCGAAAACTTATAAATGATACTACATTTGAAATATCAAAAAGTAATAGCTATTATGATAGAAAGAATAATGTAATACATTTATTAAGTGATAGTAATGAATATGAAACATTGCATGAAATTGGTCATGCAATAGAAACAAAATTAGATTTATTACATGATAAAAAATACATAGAAATACAACAAAATGGGCTGAATATTAAAGAAATACATACAGACAATATAAAGGGGTATGGAAAGGAAAATGAGTTTTGGTTAGATGGAAATAAATTTATTTCAGAGTATCAAAGAAGAGTGTATGAACAAGATATAGATGGAAATTATAAATTAAATTATTTAGACTTTACATTTAATCCTAAAACTTTAGGAGAATATTTTTCAGAAGGATTTAGATGCTATTTTGAAGAAAATAAGTTATTAAAAAGAAAAGATATAAACTTATATAATTATATTAAGGAGGTCTTAAAATGACAGAAAAACAAATTCAAGATTTGTTAAAAAAAGAATATATTATTGATTTAGACAAAGAATTAATTAAGATATATCCTAATGGATTTGACATTAATAAAATAGATAAAAGAATAAAAGCAAAAATAGAAGAATTAACCAATAAATATGATAGCATACAAAATCCAGTTCAAATAAGAAAAAGCAAATAGCACTTACATTATAGTAGGTGCTTTTATTATGGAAAGAAGGTGAAAAAATGAACGATAGAGCAAAATATTTAGCAGTAGATGAAGAAAAAAACAACAGAATACAACATATAAGAGAATGTTTCTCAATTATCTATGATGAAATTGATTTAAAGTGCAAACCAAGTAGAGAAACATCATTAGCATTAACTAAACTAGAAGAAGCGCAGTTTTGGGCAATAAAAGGAATAACAAGGGAGGAAAAATAATATGTACATTAATCCATTTTGGTGTGGAGTAATAGCCACAATATTAACAGAATTAACAGGAATAATAGGATATACAATATATTTTAGTATTAAAGAAAAAAATAAATAAGTTATTAACATTTTATAATTATAAATTTTAGACGTAGATGTACGTCTATTTTTTATGCCTTTTTACTGATTGCAGGCTATAAAGAACAACAGAATATAAGTAACAATTTGGGCTTTAAAGAACAAATTGAGACAAGGAGTAAAAATGAAAGAAGAAAAGGAAGAAACTGGGGCAGAGATCACACCTGAAACAGAATCTGAAAAAGAAATCTCATTGGATGAATTGTTAGCTAGTAATAAAAAATATCAAAGTGAGTACGACAAAAAAGTCGCACAAGCTATGAATACAAGACTAGATAATGAAAGAAAAAAATGGGAAGAAGAACAAAAAAACAAATTAGAAGAAGCTGAAAAACTTGCAAAGATGGATGCAGATGAAAAGAAAAACTATGAACTAGAACAATGGAAAACTAGGGCAGAGAAAGCAGAAAAACAAAATTCAATAAATGAATTAAAATCTGAAACTATTAAGCAAGCAACGGCAAAAGGAATACCATTGGATTTTATAACTTTCAACTTTGAACATGAAACAGCAGAAACAATAAAAAGTAAATTAGAGACATTAGAAAAGGCTGTAAAAACCGAAAGAGAAAAAGTAATAAATGAGTATTCTAAGGAACCACCTCCAAAAACAGGAGACATAATTGAAGGTTCTAAACCAGAAAGTCAAATGACTTATGAAGAACTTTGCAAATTATCAAAATATAAAAATTAAAAGAAAGAAGGTATAAAAAATGGGAGATTATACAAGTACAGGAACATTTAACAAGAAATATTTTAACGAACGAGCATTTGGTGCTTACTACGATACAATTCCACAAGAAAGATTAAATTTATTAATAAAATCAGGAGTATTACAAGGAAATAAAAAAATAAGAGACTTATTCACAACACAAACTGGCGCTGAATATGGAATAATTCCAATGGTAGGAAGATTAAAAGGTAAACCAGTAAATTATGATGGAAAAACAAAATATGATGATGGAAAAACATTATCAACATATAAACAAGGAGTTGTTGTAATTGGTAGAAAAGATAAATTTTATGAAGATGATTTTACATATGATGTAACGTCTAAAAAAGATTTTATGAGTCAAGTTGCAGACCAACTAGGCGATTACTGGGATAGTGCATGGGAAGATATATTATTAATTATAACAAAAGCATTATTTTCTATGAAATCAGATGCAGGTAAAATTTTTGCTTCAAAACACACATATGATATATCAGGAGAAACTGAGTCATCAGTAGCTGAAACAACATTAAATACAGCGTTACAAAAAGCATGTGGAGACAGAAGAAGAAACTTCAAATTAGCAGTAGCAAATTCTGTAATAGTAACAAATTTAGAAGGTAAAAAATTAGTAACAAACTTAAGATATAATGATCCAAATGGAATTGAAAGAGAATTAAATGTTTATACATGGAATGGAAAATTATTAATTGAATACGATGAAATAACAGAAGAAAGAGAACCAACATATGCAAAAACTTCTGATACATCTTTGACAAAAGGGAAAACATACTATACAAAGAGTGGTTCAGGAGCTAATATAAAATACACTCTAGTAGAAAAACCTGTAGTAGGAGATATTGCAAGCTACTATGAAATTACAGGATATGGAGATTCTAAATATGTTACTTATGTTTTCGGTAAAGGAGCCTTTGATTATGAAGATTTAGGGGCAAAAGTACCTCATGAAATGGATAGAGATGCTGATAATGATAGAGATTACTTGTATGAAAGACAAAGAAAGGTAATAGCTCCTCACGGTGTTAGTTACTTAATGAAAAATCAAGCGACAGATTCTCCAACAGATGAAGAATTAGCAGATGGAGCAAACTGGGATTTAGTAGAAGGTTCTGATGGAAGTTCATATAACCATAAAGAAATTGCTATAGCAAGAATAATTTCAAAAGGATAGAATAAAAGTTATTTAAAAGTTTGGAGGTAATAGAATGCGAACTAATATTGAAAAGATAACAAGTGACCTAGGTCCTAACTATAAAGATACAGACAAGGAAATAATTGAAGAAATATACGAGGAAATAAATTCTATTGCCTCAAATATCTCTGGGTTAAAAAAAGAAGACACAAAATTATATCCATTAGTAAAAGAAGCGGTAAAAGCAACATATATTGCAAGAGGCGCAGAGGGGTTAGCCAGTCGAGGTGAAGGTGGAATGTCTAGTACATTTAATAGCATTATTGACAAGTTAAAGAAAGATATAATATCAAATAACTTAAGGAGGTTACAATAATGTTAACGAAAGATTTAACAAAAGTATGGATATCTGAACATACAACAATAAATGACCACGGAGAGAAAGAAAAAAAATGGAAATATAAAGGAATAGCTTGGTTAAATTTGCAACAAGACTTAAATGAATTAGACAGGAAAACTAACGGAGAAGTAGACTACAGCATAGAAAACGCACGAACAGATATGGAATATAACATTGCAAAAGGTGATGGAATATCCTTAAAAGATATATCTAAAATAGAACAAATAATACCAGATTACATAGTAACAGATAATCCTAAAGTAGGAAAAAATACCTTGTATAAATTGGAGAAAAACAATGGGAATTAGTTGTAAAATAAAAATTAAGCATAATTTTAAAAAAATCGAAAAAATACAAAGTGGCTTGCAAAACAAAATAGGACAAGCAATAGAAGATGTATTAAAAAATATACAAGGATATGCAATAAGGCTTGAACGAGGACATAAAAGTGAAGGAATACTAATTGAATTAGTTAATATGCAAACAAGAGAAATAAAAGGTCGAGTATATGCAGATCCTTCAAAATTTTTAGGAGAAAATGGGCAACCATATTTATGGTTTGAATATTTTGGAACAGGACAATACGCAGAGCAAGAGCATATTGGAAACACAAAACATTTTATAGAAACAGGTTATACAGAATGGTATATTCCAGTACATAAAGTAGGTAGAAAACTAAATTTCCCAATAACAACAATAAATAATACACAGTTCTATGTAGCAACGGGTATGAAAGCAAACCATTTTTTAACAGATGCAGAGTTTAAAACCAGAGCAGAAAACAAAGAAATAATAAAGAAAAAAATAAATGAAATTATAAAGGAGGCGTGCAAGTGAGAGATTTAAGTGAAAAGGAGTTTTCTGATTTAATGTTTGAAAAGCTAGAAAGCTTGGGATATGAGCAAACATTACAGTACCCAACAACGGAAAGTATATTTCCATGTATCGAATTGCACAATCCCTTAAAAAGCATATTAAAAACACATAATGCATTTCCTATATTGTCAATGTTTCAATTTTCAGTTACATGCTGGAATGCAAAACAAAGATCATGTATGGATATGGCAAAAGAAATTGATAATAAATTACAAGAATACAATTTAACCAGAACAAATACAAGTCCGTTAATTTTTGATAACACATCAAAAAAATATGGATTAACGGTAACATATGAGGTTCGCTATAATGGAATAACGAACGCATTTGAATTTATAAAATAGAAAGGATGATTAATTATGGCAGGAGAAATACCAGATGTATCAACTTTGACAAAAGTTTGGTACTCAGAAACCAAAGTTGGAGAAAGAACACAAGTAAGTTTTACTTCAGAAATTCCACAATTGGAGCAAGCACCGGATGCAATAACAGCAACTGTATTGGATCTAGACTATGAATTAGCACAGCCAGGGATAAGAAAGGCAGAAACAATAGAAATACCGATATTATATACACATACACAACATAAAAGATTAAGAGAATTAGATAAAGACAAAGAATATTTCTGGTTCTTTGAATTACCAGAGTCAACAGCACAAACTAAAGGAAAACCACTTGTAAGATATTTTACTGGAAAAATAAGAATTACATTAGATACAATAACACCAGAAGAATTTATAAAAGATAAGATGTCACTGTATAAAACATCTGCTGTAGAAGAAAATGAAGGGTTTCCCACAGAATAGTTCTACATTAAGTGCTAGGAGTAGAACGAGTAAAATTACTAGCACAACAGAAAAAATATAGAGGAGGCATAAGTGTGCCTTCTCTCTTTTGCAAAGGAGATAAAAATAATGGAAATGATAACAAAAAATAAAAAAATAAGTTTAGTATATAGAACAAGTAAGATTGTAAAAATAACAAACCTTTTAGATGGAAAAAGTTTTGAAGAGGTATATTTTAAAGCTTTAACAGAAAAAAATCTTGAGTCTTTGTCAAAGATAATTTTTATATTTGCAGAAGATTCAGATACAGGGATATCTGCATTCCAAATTTTCGAAGAAGTTTATGATTTTATAGATGTATATATGGAAGAAAAAAATAAAACATACAATGATATATTTAAAGAAATTGCTGAGGATATAAATAAAATGGGTTTTTTCAACAAAAAAATGAAAAAAGAAGAATTGATGGAAAAAATAAACAGCGATATAACAATAGATATGAACGAGATAATAAAAAAATCAGCAGAGAAAGCTGTAGCAAATATTGCAGAGGAAGAGTTCAAGTTTTCACGAGGCTAGACGATATAATTGCCAATATTCAAACTAGCCAAACTATAGAGCAGTTAGTATATGCATATGAACCACTTTGTTATTATTATGGGATGCAACCAAGGGAGTTTTGGAATTGCGATTTTAAAAGAGTAACTTTGTATTGTGCAAGTAATACTATAAAAGAAAACGAAAATTATAAACAAAGTATAATTTTAAATGAAGCAGTAACAAATAAAATAATACAAGCACATCCATTAAATAGAAAGCCTAAAATTGTGCCATTAACCAAAGTGTTTAGAAATTTTTTTGAAAAAAAATAAAAAAACGACAAAATTCGACACAAACAAAAAGAAAAAATGATATAATGTACTTATTATTTTTTTAGGAGGTAAAAGTTATGGCAACAACAGCACTAGTATTGGGAATATTGGGAATTGTAACATGCTGGATACCATATGTAGGTATGATTTTAGGAGCACTAGCTGCAATATTTGGATTTTGTGGTTATATAACAAAACATAAAGGAATTGCAGGATTAGTATTAGGAATACTTGCAATGTTTTTTAGCTTTTTCTTTATTATTAATCCAAGTAATAATACAAGTATATTACAAAACAATACTCAAAATGAAATTGTAGTAGATGAAACTGAATACAAAGATGAATGTATAGAAAAAAGTTATGAAGAATTAGCACGTAATCCAGACAATGTTAAAGGAACAAAGGTAAAAGTAACTGGAGAAGTTATACAAGTAACAGAATATAATAACAAAACTGAATTAAGAGTAAATATAACAAAAGAAGAGTATGGATATTATACAGATACAATATATGTAACATATGTTCCAAAAAATGGAGAAGATAAGATATTAGAAAATGATATAATAACCATATATGGAACTGCAAAAGGAGATTACTCTTATACATCTATAATGGGAGCTAAGGTTACATTACCTAAAATAGATGCAGATTTTATTGAAATTAATAAGTAAAAACAGAAAAAGTCTTGAAAATCAAGACTTTTTCTTTTACCAAAAAATAATTTAAAAAAATTTAAAATACCTCTTGACTTTTGTGGGAACATATAATATTATTTATGTGTGAACAAAAGTGAGGTGAGAAAAATAGAAAATAAAAAGATGGGTAGACCTACAAATAATCCAAAAAACGAGGAATTAAAAGTAAGAATATCAAAAGAAGATAAAGAAAAATTAGAATATTGTATCAATCATAGTAATAAAAGTAAATCAGAAATAGTTAGAAATGGAATAGATATGGTCTATAATAACTTAAAAAAATAGAGATAATCTGCTGAATGTTTTGGCGAACGTAACAGATTATCTCACGAATAAGAACTTTAGCTCTTACAAATATATTGTATCACAGTAAGGGCTGAAATTCAAGATGAATGGAGGTCTTTTTTTATGGGATTAATAGAAAGTATAATAACAGGATTATTTATAATTACATTATTAGCATTATATACAATCATAGGATTTATCGGATTAATGTTTATACAACTAATAAGCTATAGAGTATTTAAGTTTAATATTTACAAAAAAATATTTAGAAAGTTTATGGAGGTGTAAACATATGGAATTAAAAGATAGAATCCAAAATTATTATAAAAGTGAAAAAATAAAAGTGGATGATGAATTTGTTAGTGGAGTAATAGCAGATAAAGATAGAGCTAATAAATTGATAAAATTTTTCGAACCAATTGAAATAAAGGCAATGAATTATATTTATGGCAAAGATGAAAACAATAAATATTTTACAGAATATGAGCTTGAAAGTGCATCAAAAGTAAATTTATTTGATAAAAAGGTTGTTAAGCTATGTAAAATAATTTGGGATAACAGAAATAATACTGAAAGATTAGAAAAATTCATAAAACAATTAGAATCAAAACAGAAATTATTATTTAATGAGAATCAAATGTAAAAAGCTTTTTCTGAAAATTAAAAGGGGATAATTTAATAAAAGAAAGAGGTAATTGATATGAATAATAAATTAGAATTAGTAAAATCAAGTAAATTTGGAGAAGTAGAATGTGATATCTACTCAAATGAAAAAGAAATGTTTATGACAAGTACACAATTAGGAGAATGTTTAGGTTACAACAATCCTAGAAAATCTATAAGTAATTTAGTAAATAGATTTGAATACTTAAAAGAAAAGGATTTTTCAGGTGTCATCAAATTGAGGACTCCTTCAGGAGAACAAGAAACAAGAGTATTCACAGAAGATGGAATATATGAAGTAACAATGCTAGCAAAAACAGAAAAAGCGAAAGAGTTTAGAGCATTTATAAGAAAATTACTTAAGTCTTTGAGAAGAGGTGAAAATAAATTAATTAAAACATCAGAATATCAGAAATTAACAGCAGAAGCAAAATTAAATAATTCTAGAGCAAGAATGGCAAGTATATTGATGAAACTAGCAGACAAGACAGATATAAAAGAGTATAAACAAGTATGTTGTTCTTATGCAAGTACAATTATAGCTGGAAAGCCATTATTACCATTACCAGAGGTTAACAAGAAAACATATTCAGCAACAGATATAGCTAATATATTGGGTGTAACAGCAAATAAAATAGGAATATTAGCTAATAGAAATAATCTTAAAACCAAACAATACGGAAAAATGTTTTATGATAAATCAAGATATTCAAACAAAGAAGTAGAAACATTTAGATATTATGATGAAGCAATTCCAAAATTCAAGGAATTATTAAGTTTATAAAAAATTAAATAAAACAAAGCGTCAGAATAAATTTTCTGACGTTTTATTTTTTAGGAAAGGAGGGAAAATATGACTGTAGAAGAAATAGAAATAATAGTAACAGCAAAGGTTGAAGAGGCTCTAAGGGAGTTTAAAAAAATCTCTCCAAAAATAAAAAAGGAATTATCAACAATACAAGCAGAAACCGAGAAGGTAAATTTTAATGGGTTAGCTAAGAAAGTAAAAGCTAGTGGAATTGATAAAGAATTAAATAAAGTAAAGAACAAAATAAAAAAGACATTCGATCCAAATGATGTTAGTGGTATAAAAATGCAAGGAATAAAGCAAGAAATAGCTGGAGTATCTAAAGAAACACAAAAACTAAAAGGAAGTGCAAAGCAATTAGGAAATGCATATGACTTACAAAGATATAAACAAAAAATGCAAGAATTAAAGGTTGAAACTAAGAACACTAATAAAGAAGTTTCTAAAGTTGGACATGTAAAATATGATACTAAGTCAATTCAGGGTTTTGTAGATGGTTACAATAAAAAATTTGACCCAAATGAAGTAAGCTTTACTACAACTGGTCTAAAAACTACATATGATGCATTTGGTAAGTTAAATTTAAAACAGCAAGAATTACATAAAGAAATGGAAACATTAAGTGAGAAATTAGGGAATACTCCCAAAGGAGAACAATATGACAGTATATTAAAAAAGCTGATTAGCCTTAATAAAGAGGCACAAGGACTACCTACTAATATTGGAAAAGCAAATCAACAATTAAATAAAAATATGAGTATGCCACAAATTAGTACACATTCCAATATGCAAGCAGATGCACAACCTAGTCAGCAAAGCTTTAGTTTATGGGATACATTAAAATCTAAGATAGAACAAATAAAACCACAAGTACAACAAGTTCATAGTATGTTTCAAAATGTGAGTATAAATCCAAATACTAAGCAATTAGATTTGGTAAAATATAAAATTAGTGAAATTGAGGAAAAATTACAAAAAGCTAAGGAAGGAAAAATACATTTAAATACAAAAGACATAATACAAACAGAAGCACAGCTAGAAAAATTGAACAATCAAAAACAAAAATTAGAAAGTAATACAAATAGTAGAGGAAACATATTTTCTACTATTTTTAGCTCTTTAAGAAAAATAACACCACAAATGAATAATGTACAAGGCATAGCTGTAAATGTGAAAAACACAATACGAGGCATGGGGACAGAAGTAAAAAATGGTTTAGGACATATTTTAAAATATGCTGGAGCTCTATTTTCTATGCAAGGAATTTATAGCACATTAAGTAGTTGCGCTAATACATGGTTAAGCAGTCAGAATGCTGGAGCTAAACAATTAAGTGCAAATATAGAGTACATGAAATATGCGATGGGATCTGCATTAGCACCAGTAATTCAATTTGTAACTAACTTAGTATATCAGCTAATGAAGGCGATACAAAGCGTTGCGTATGCTTTAACAGGAGTAAATATTTTTGCTAATGCAAGTGCAAAAGCATACAATAATATGGCAAAAAGTGCTGGAAAGGCTGCAAAAGCAAGTAAATCAAATCATGTAGCAGATTTCGATGAAATACACAATATACAAAAAGATAGTAGTGGAAGTGGAAGCGCGGCTGGAGCAACTCCAAATTTTGATTTGTCTAAAATTGAAAATTTAGACAATACACTTATAAAAGCTATAAAAAACGGAGATTGGTATAAAGTTGGAGAAGAGCTAGGGAAAAAAATAAATGAATCTTTGGAAAAAATTCCGTGGAATAAAATACAAAATAGCGCTAAGAAAGTAGCTACTAATATTGCGGACTTTATTAACGGATTTATAGATGGAACAGATTGGAGCTTGATAGGTTCAACAATTGGAAATGGAATTAATACAGCGTTAATATTTACAGATACTTTTTTTAAAAGAACTAATTTTGAAAAAATTGGGAAAGCAGTTGCAACAACATTAAATTCTGGAATAAAGACTCAAGACTGGAAATTAACAGGTAGAACAATTGCAGATGGCATAAATTCTGCAGTAGATACAGCATATGGATTTGTAAAAAATTTTGATTGGGCAAATTTCGGAACTTCTATTGGTGAGGGAATAGAAGAAGCAATAAAGGATATTGACTGGAGCAAATTGCTTGATACATTATGGACCGGATTTAAAGGACTACTTGTAAGTTTAAAGAATTTGTTTTTTACATCAGTAAGAGGCTCTGTAGTGGAAAATCACACCGAATTGCTTGTAAAAATGTGGGGATTAAATTTAACTGACAAAGAAATGGAAGAACTTAAAAAAGATTTTGAGGATAAATATACAAGACTTTTTATAAATGGAGATTGGAGCGTTTTAACAGATTCTATTAAGACATTAGGAAGAAATATTGTAGAAGGCATAAAACAAGGAATGCATGAAAAAATTAGAGATTTAAAAGATTGGATTAAAGAAAAATTTGATGAATCAATAATTGGAGCAATAGTTAGTTTATTTCAAATTCACAGCCCATCAAAAGTAATGTACGAAATTGGTCAATATATTGTTCAGGGTTTGTTAGATGGAATAGCAAGTTTAATTGGAAATGTTCCTTTAAATTTTGGACAAATGAAAGAAAATGCATTGAAGAAAATAGAAGAGATGAAAAATGGAATTGGAACAAAAATTGGAAATATAAAAAATAATGTGTTGAATTGGGCTGGAGATGTAAAAGGTAACATGTCAAATTGTTGGGAAAATTGTTGTAAAACAGTTGGAAACAAATTAGAAACAATGAAAAGTTCAATTTCTACAGGTTTAAGTAGGGCCGGTACAATAATAAAAAACTGGGATAATAATACTGGAAATACTTTTTCTACATTAGCAAGTAATGCTGGAAAATGGGGAAGAGATTTAGCAGAAAATATGGCAAATGGAATAAAAAGAAATACAGAAAAAGTGACATCGGCAGTAAGCAATGTTGCAAGTAAAATTAAAAGTTTTCTACATTTCACTGAACCGGATGAAGGACCACTAAGCAATTTCCATACATATATGCCGGATATGATAGATTTGATGGTTTATGGTATTAGACAAAATGTAGGAAAAGTAAAAAGTGAAATGGAAAATATGGCATCTGTAATGTCGTACACAATTAACGCTGATGGTGTAAACAATATAACACAACCAAAAATAAATACAGACCTTATGATAGAAAAAAATAATAACAACAATAAATTAAATGACATAATTTCAAAATTATCGGACAATGCTGAAACAAACTCTGGCAAAATTACACTTGAGAACAAGATGATTGTAAATGGAAGAGAAATAGCCAAAGTAATACTCGATGATTTAAATGATGAAGCAAAAAGAAGAGGATATAAACCAATATTAGAACATTAGGAAGGAGTAGAAAATGATAAAAGAAAATAATGTAATAGTTGCAGATGGAGTGTCATTACCTACTCCATCTAAATATATTCCATATCCGAATTTAAGGGAAAATAGCACAGAAAATGCTTTAGGAGATTTAATAAGAAAAATAATAAGCTCAAGATGGAAAATAGAAATGCAATGGGATTTTTTAACTAAAGAACAAGTAAGTTTTTTAACAGATTTAAAATTTAAAAAAGAATTTGAGTGCAAATTCCCGAATACTAAAGGAAAAATAATAACAAAAAAAATGTATGCGGGTGATTTAAAGCCAAGTGCTAGTGCAATAGATCCAAATACACATCTTGTAACTGGGTGGAAAGATGTGCAATGTAATTTTATACAAGTAAAAGCAGATAAGTATACAGGAGGTACAATATAATGATTAAAATACCTCAAGAATTGATTGATGGTGCTAGAGCTAGAATAGTGACGAATAGTGCTCGAGTATTAATAAGTGATAGTGTATATATAAATAATATAGTAAACGAAAAGTATAAATATGCCATCTTTGAAAATGAAGGAATTTCTTTGAACACAACTGAATGTATAATTTCGAATGCGGAAGAAATCGAAGGGTGGTATAGTGATAGTGTTTCTGATCCGAATGGAATTTTTAAAACCCCAGTTACATACATAAAAAGATGTGATAATGATAAAAATAGCATAGCAGATCTAAACATAATTTTTTCAGATTTAAGAGCAGAATTTGCTATTGAATTTGATGTAATTATTAAAGGTAAAGATGGTAATTCAACAACATATAATTTTGATAATAATAATAGTACAAAAATAAAACTAAAAAATATAGAGACTGGAAGTATTGTAACCGTTAAAATTTACAAATGGTCGCAAAAATATAGCCATGCAAAAATTTTGAATATGTATATTGGAACAATTTTTCAATACGATGATGACAAAATAATTTCAATTTCTGCAAAAAAAGGAGCAAATTTAACAAATGAGACACTTGAAAGCAAAAGCATAGAGATAAAAATTGTAGATGAAGATGAGGAATATAATATTTTTGATGAAGAAAGCATTTTAGCAAACTTAAACGAAAACAATATAATTACAGTTTTTTTAGGGATATTAATTAATGAGATTATTTATTATTTAAAAGTTGATGACATATATTTTGATCATTTCGAAAAAGGCGAAAATACACTTGAGCTAACAATATTTGGGTTAGGTGCACTGTCAAAATTGCAAAAAAGTAATTGGATAGAGCTATATAAAGATGATATATATAATTTCCCTTTTACTTTAGAATATTTGTTAAAAAACAATAATTATGAAAAAATTTCGGAAAAAATACTAATAGATGACGAAATAAAAAACGAAGCGGAAAAGACTACAACTCTATATGAAAAAACAATGAGGTCCGATAACTATATTTCAAGTTTAGGAATTTTTTTTAAAGCAAATGTTTTTGAAAATATAGAAAACGAAATTGTTTTTAAGCGTTTAAAATGTACAACCCCTATAGCAAAAATAGAGCTTGAAAATCAACAAGAGTATCCTAAAATTGAGAAAGATGATAAATTAAAGAATATAAATATAAAAATATATTCGAATGATTTAGATGAGGAAACAGAAGCATTTTCAGGGAAATTTAATACAAATAATTATGGATATGCTACATTAAATCCAAATAAAAGTTTGGAACTTTTAGGAAACACAGGAGGTTTGGCAACTGATGTATTAAATTATATTTTTACATTTTACAATAAAGATGGCACTATATATGAAAGTGGTGTAACATCAAATGTAGGAGATCTTTATTTTGATTTAATATATATTCACTATTTGCCAAACAGCAAATATGCAGACAAAACATATGAATTAACAGCCAAAATAAGACCGTTTAAATTTTCAAGCTATGATTTTATAATAAACAATGGCAAAAATGAAGAAATAGTAATAGATAATAGAAATATAACAAGTGAAGAAAAAGCCAAAGAAATTGCTAATTGGTATACGGACAACTTAAAGAAAAAATATAGCTATATTTTGCATATAAACGACATATTTGCATATGAAATTGGAGATACCATTGAATTTGAAACAGGAATATATAATGCAAAAAATGAGATGATATATAAAACAGGAATTATAACAGGAATAGAATATGAATATAACGGAACTTTGGATTATTATTTGATAGTGGAAGGAGATTAAAAAAATAATGTTAAAGGATAATTGGACTCAAGATGATAAATTAAAGGTAACAGATTATAATAATATCTTTAGTACTATGTTAAAAATATTAGAAAATTTAAATATTGAACGTCCGGAGCTGAAAAGTAAAACGAGAAACATTCAAATAGGAGATGATCTAAGTGGAGAAGAGTTATTTTTAGATATAGGAAGTGAAGTAGAATATGAATGGCTAGTAACAGAAAATGTAGTACCAATTATTACAACCGAAAATAATTTGATAGGTGAGTGTAAGTTTGAAAATACTGAAAATTATAAAACAATAGACTATGAAGGAATAGCAATAAATTTCAAACAAAATTTGGAAAAAAATCAAGATTTTCTTTATTTAGTATGTGAAAATAATACAAAAACTGAAATTAATCTAAAAAATTATAAACTGCCAGAGAACTTCGGAATTGTAACATCTATAAATACCAGTTCGGCTTTTTATAATTTAATAAAAATAAATACTTACAAAAAAAGTATGGGAGATTTTTTATACATTGAGGATTTACAATTAATAGAGGATAATATAGAAAAATTAAATAAATTCGTAGAAGAAAAATTTAAAAAAAAGCAGTGGACAAGTCCGAGTTTTATAACAAACGACGATTTAAATAGGTGGTGCCACGCCCTAAATTTAGCAGATATTTTTTATAAGTATAGTGATTATAAAGAAAAAACGTATAAGCAGTTGAAAAATAAAACATATAATGACATTTTAAAAAAATAAGGAGGAAGAGAAGATGGGAGAAACAAGTAAATATAAATTCCCATATCCAGAAGAAACAGATAAAGCAGATGTTCCTACACATCTTAAGTTATTGGCTGAAAGCATAGAAAAAGTAATATCTGATTTAAAAATAGATACAATTAAAAGAAGTCAAAATTTTGCATTTTATAATACTGGAAGCGTTCTGGGATATAATTTAGAAGGAATAAGTCAAGAAAATTTATCAAAAATAGAAATTGGATATGTAACTAGTGAAACTGAAACACCAACAAATTTTGTTGAAGTTACAAATCATAATGGAAACATAAATACAGATATAGTAGAAGATACGATTATATACATATGGATAAAATTAACATATACGGACATAGGAGAATTTTTATTAAATTCAGACAATTACGGTAATAAATATAGTTTATATATGGTCTTAGGTGGACAAGCTTGTTTTACAGGAGATACTAAGATACTAACAGAAACAGGAATGAAAGAAATAAAAGATATAAAAATAAATGATAATATAGTAACAACATCTGGAATAAAGCCTGTAACAAAGAAATATGAGCATATAGTTAGTAATATTTACAAAATTAAAATTGAAAACGAAGAAATAAAAGCAAGTTATTCGCACCCATTTATAACTGAAAGAGGAATTGTTATAGCAAGAGATTTGAAAGTTGGAGATATTCTAGAGGATATAACCGGAAGAAAAATAAAGATAAAAGATATAGAAATAATAGAAGA